ACAGATACTATAATTAAGTGGAGATGGAATAGTAGTGATTTGTATGCTTCTTTGGATGCAAACCAAACTTGTCAGATAAAAACTCAAGGATGGAGATTTCCATTGTTTTCCGATTATAAAAATATACTGGGGGCAGTATGCAACTAAGACGATTTGGGACGGAACTAAATTCCTATTAAACTCTCCGTTAGGAAAAAAATGACACTTGACGATATTTTAGTGAAAAGGGTAGAATTTAATGCAGAGTTTATCCGAGCTGTGCAAAGTAATCCAGATATACCCAGAAGTAACATAGAAGTTTATAAACAAAAAGATGAAGAACAGATATATTGGTTTTGTGATAACTTTGGAGTTGAACCGGGAGAATATATTAAACTTTATAGGACTATGATCAGTGGCAATTTATAGAAATCTTCCATTTTATTGTATAAAATGTGGTGAGGAGTTTAAGAATACTGATGATTTAATGGAACATCAAGTGAGGTGTATGGAGGAACATGAAAGTTGCGATATATTGTAGGGTTTCAACATCTGAACAAGATGCTGATAAACAAGAATATCTCTGTAAGGAGTATTGTAAAAGGAACGAACATCAAGTTTACAAAGTGTACAAAGATGTTATAAGTGGAACGAAGACATCAAGAGTATCTTTCAATGAACTCATAAATGATATGAGACATTTTAAGTTTGATGCAATAATGGTGACAAAACTTGATAGACTAGGGAGATCACTTCAACATCTTTTAAGCCTTTTTGATGAGTTTAAAGCAAAAGGTGTACATTTTATCGCTGTTACACAAAATATAGATACTAGCAGTCCTTCAGGGAGGTTACAATTACAAATAATGGGAGCCTTCGCAGAGTTTGAACGTAATATTATATCTGAAAGAACAAAAGAAGGTATGAAACGTGCAACAGGGGTAGGGAAGAGGGGAAAAGATAAACAACCAAGAAAAAGAAGGGGGGGTCTTAAAAAGCGTATAACTTACACCTAAATTTTTGTAGTTAAAAACGCCCCTTTTTATAATGGAAAATAGTAAATATATCATACCACATGTGAACACCGAAACAGGGCAGATATTTGGATGTGAAGAAGGAAGCCTGAAATGGTTTCACGAAAAAGGACATATAGAGTTCGGAAAATCTGCCTTTGGTTCATCAATCTTAATGATAAGGCAATACTTACAACAGATATTCTTATTTTCTCTAATGCTTTCAATACCGTTTAGGATCTTATATTTTATACCAGTTACTTCATGGGGCTTGGATACTATGTTATTCCTATTTGAGGAATGGTGGGCGAATCAGTACGCATCAGAGAACTTTGAACACTCTTATAAAGTAGGTTAGTTACTCACTTAGTATGTTAAGGGTTACCGAAGTTTTCACTGACGAAGAAGCCATAAAACTTAAGATTGCAAAAGGTTCTATGACGTGGAGAGATTTTATTCTAAGTAAATGCTGTGAGGATAGTAAAGATGAAGTTTAGATTAGGTCAAGTTGTTAGGCATAAAGTTAGTAAACAAAAAGGTGTAATAATCAAATTTACAAAAAGAAATGGATTATATCATGCTATAATCTCATATGGTGAAGATTATAGTGCTATTAAAAAGAGATGGTTCTTCAGAAACGATTATTTGGATTGTTATTTACAAGAAATAGAGGAGGATAAAGATGTCACAGATATTTGGGATTGATTTAGGTATAAATCTCCCATCATTATTGGGTGGTTTTACTGGTTCTACTGTGATGATAATTATTGCAGTAATATTAATGGCCATATCTGGTGTAATAGTAATATATTTTATCTTAGATAATAGGAACTATAATAAGAAAGTTATCATATGGGAGAATCTTGGCGGAGGTAAATTTGAGATGGCCGGACGTGATAAGGCCAGGCTTGTCAAGGTTGGTGACGCTGGAGAAGAGATTTTATTCTTAAAGTATCGTAGAATATACCGTTCTGCTTATGGTAGAAAGATGGGTAAAAATACCTACTGGTTTGCTATCGGCCAGGATGGTTACTGGTATAATATTATACTTGGAGACTTAGACGCTAAAATGGGTATATTGGACATTGAACCTATTGATAGGGATATGAGATATATGCACGTTGCTATAAGAAAGAATATTCAAGAACGTTATAGAAAAGTAAGTTTTATGGAAAAATATGGTATAATATTAATGAGTGGTATTTTCTTATTAATAATGATTGGGTCACTTTTCTTTTTGATTGACCAAATAGGCGAACTAATGACACAAGCATCTTCAACAGTTAAATCAATCCAGGAATCTAACGAGTTGATAATGAAGGCATTGTCAACCGTTTCACAGTCTTGTAATGGTGGTTCAGGGATAATCACAGTGAAATAATGGATAGTGGTATAATACTTATTATTATTCTAGGGTTGTTGGCCTTCCTCACATTTATCTTTTTTATCTTAGATTGGTATTTAACAAATCTTCAACTAAAAAGACTAATGGAGGCATATAATGAACGAGACAACAAATCAAGAAACGGACAAGTTCAAGGAACAAGTTCAGGAACTCTTGAATGAGAATAATACACTTAGGGATTTAGTTAATTATAAAGATGAAGTATTTTTTAGAATGCAGTTAATCAGAGTTCTTGAAGACATCAAAGATGAACTTAAGAACTTGAAAACATGAAAACTCTAGATCTTATAATAATTCTTACAATATTTATATTCATAACAATAGCATCATGCCTTATAACAACATTCTATATCTTATATGAAACTAATTCTTGCACAGTAGATCCTATTGGTTATGGAGTTGAAGAGATTAGGAGTATCACTGGTGCAACATACGTTTACGGTAATATAAACATAATAAGATCAGATGGTAAGATTATGTCCGAACCTTTTGGAGATTATAATATTTCTATTGAATAAAAAAAAGAAAAGGAAAAAATAAAAAAATCCTTTATTGATTATGTTGGATCACTTAAAGTGAACCACCGCTACCACCTACACCCATTCTTTTACTTTGCATTACAAGTAATACTAAAGCACCAAATAGGAATACAACTGCAACGATAAGTAAGATTGTTGGAATCTTAGCAGAGATGTTATCTAGTCCCTCTGTAAAATTACCAGCCATTCTATCTGACACATTATCATATTCACTGTTAGCAGTAAGTAAGTTTGCCCCAATAAGTGTAGCGATTACAACAAGTACCACAACAACGCCAATGATTAAACCACCAACGCCTTGTACAGTATCGTTTACAACACCACCCTTTCTTTTAGAAATTGCTCTCATGTTATTATATTATAACCTCCTTTCATGTCATGGTTATATTTCATGTATATATAGCTATTTTGACATATTTAAAGTAATGTTTCACTTGTTACAATGTAACATCCTTTTAAGTGGTGGCAATTATCACCACATTTTGAAAGAAATTAATTATTTACGAGGCATTTAGCTAGAAATTAGACATTTTTCTTAAGAAATTACCTTATTATCCTGTATTTTACCCCTAATCTGGTAAATTCGTTTAACTCCTACACCCAAAATACCTGAAAGTGTATCAACATCTATGTGCATATTTGATTTTATTATTTCATCTCTCTTCTCCAGCCATATCTCTCTTTCAGTTTTAGGTTTCTTAAGCTCCGCACCACGAAAAGCACTCATTAAGGTTTCTTCCTTAACCTTCTTGTACTCCACATTCTCTAGAAGATCACATTGTGTGAACCTTCCCCTAAACATTGGCTTAACAGCATTATAATCGTGTTCTTTCTTACCTAATCTATATAATTTCGCCTTAGCTTTATCACCATAATATGCAAAACGTCCACGTTCATTATTTTTAACATAGGTTCTTATCATAAACCTTGTTCTATCTAGTGTGAAGTAATTACTCATACGGAAAAAACTCGGTGCAACAATAAGGAAGAATAAATTTTTCTGTCTTATGATGGAGAATATCTTAACTAGATCTCTCTGTGATTTTTTCATTGTTTCTATTGACATGAACAATAAATAACCTTCATCAAACATAACAGCACTACCCCTCTTAGCATTTGACAGTATCCTAAAAGCATCATCTTCATCTTTAATTATCTGGTCAACAGGATTAAACTTATTTTTTGTCATGAATTGCATTATTGTTCCACCAAGAGAAGATTTTCCTGATCCTTCACTCCCACAAACAACACCACCAACATCATGATCCTTCTTTATTTGTTCTCTAGCAAATAATAGTTTTTTATATAAGAAACCGTCAAGATAAATGTCACCATCTTGTTTATCTTCACTAGATATTACAACCCAATCATCCTTTTCCTTATCAAATCTTAACAATACCATTAATCCCATCCACCTTCTTCTTCTTGTTTTGGTGCGGTCAGGTCATGTTCTTCTAAATATTCACGTACCCTAAGTTCAAAGATATTAAGTAACCTCTTTATATCCTCCCAGTTTGAAGTATTTAACATTCTCTTTATCTTAACATTACCGAAGCTCTCTTCATGATATTCTGTAAATACTGGACGATACTTTATGAAATCTTCAACCAAAATCCTAATTTTTTCCCCTTCAGTCTTTTCTTTAGCACTCATCTTACTCCAAACTTCAGACAACAATGAAGATGTACAGGTAAGTATAGCCTCATAATTATATGTTTGAGTTGTAGGATTAAACATTAAAGGGTTAAGTTTTAATCTATTAATATTATCTTGTAAATCATTAATTCTTCTTATCTGTAAAGCACCTTCATTAAAAGCTGAACTTATTCCGTCATCACTCATATAGTTACTAGGTTAGTATGTTATTTAAGATTATTCATTGAGGCAACACCTTAGATATATTTATATAGTTTAATAATTATTAATATTCATGTGTAAAAGATGTGAGTGTAACACTGTAACAATTCTATGTAACATTGTGACATCCAAGGATATATTATAATGGCTGTGATTTTAACAAAAGGTGGTCTTGTGTCTGTTGGTACTCCAAGTCAACAGGCTAGTTCTATACTAAAGAAAAAGAAACCAGTAACACAACCAACAAAGACTAAGATAACTTTTAAGAAGAGTAGTGGTTCTAAAAAAAGTAATACCCCAAAACCCACACCTCAAACAACAAAAGAAGAAGTAAAGACATTAAAGGTTACAACAAATCAGAAAGATATATCTGCATTAGTGCAAGAAAAAAGAGAAAAGGATTATATTGCACAAAAACAAACATTAAGAAGTTCTAAGGTTGATGGTTATAATTTAGAGTATTTACCACGATCATCAACACCAGCAAACGTTAAGAGTGGTGGAGTTCCAAGACCATCACAAAGACCAAAGAAGATTACTGGTTTTGCTAGGGTGGAAGGACAAGTCAGGGAAAAGATTACAGAACCGTTAATATTTAGGCCAATTGAGAAGGCGACAGGTGGTGACATCCGTTCTACTTTAACACAACTTAAGACAAGCAAAACTCTAAATGTTTTAGTCCCAGCGACATCTCCAGAATTTAGGAGATTTACTGTGGGGGTTATTAGTCAAGTAAGAGAAAAACCACTTCAAACTGGTATTACTGCTGGTATAGGTTTTGGTGTGGGTGCTATAACTCCCTTGTTTCCAACAACTGTAAAGGTTGCATCGGTTGGACTTGGTGGTACTTTTGCTGTCACCGAAGGCGTAAGACTTTATGGAGCAAAGAAAACAGGAAATCTACCTGAAGAATTAGGTAGGACTGCTGTACAAGTTGGAGCTTTCGGAGTAGGTTATAAAGCTGGTTCAAGCACTGCAAGTTTCATTAAGACCAGAGGTTTAACATCAAGAGATCTTAAAGGATTTAGAAAACTGAGTAAACGTGAAGAGTTCCTTCTGGGTGAAGTTAGAAAGGGTAAGGACTTTGCATCAGTCAATATTGTTGGTGTTAAAAAGAGTGGTAGGTTAGTAATAAGAACAACTCGTACAGCTAACTTGCTTGAATCTGGTAGGCTTACAAGGGGAAGAGTTACAACTGAATATATCAAAGGGGGCATAGTCAGAACAAAAGTTACACAACCTTTTGATATAAAAAATCTTAAAGTTTCTGGTGCTAAGGTGGGAAGACCTGATGGTCTTAAGTTGTACGTTGAGGATATTTCTTCTGTTAAAGCACAAAGGGTTACAACATACTTCAAGAAAACTGGAGCTGTTGACGGTTTAATATTGAAAGATAAACCTTTCATTCGTCAAAGTGTTACTGCTGGTTTTGGTAGGCAAGTAAAAGATGATGTAATATTCATTGAGGGTTTCAAGAGTGTAGGAAAAGGTAGAGGGAATGTCGATATATATGGTGGAAAGAGTTTAAGTTTTACAGGGCAAAGGACAGGGCGTGGTTTTGTTAAAGTCACCACACCAAAGGCTACTTCTGGCCTTACAATTATTAGACCTAGTGGTGCTAAGACTCCATCACTTGCAAGTATCCAAGCCCAGGAATTAAAACTGGCTTCTATCTCCTCCGTATCCACAGCACAAGGGGTGAAAACCTTACCATCTATAAGTCCTACAATCAACAAAGGGGGACAATTAACTAAACTGGCATTAGTTCCATCTTATCAAACTCAGAGAACTTCAAGCATTACAACCCAAAAGTCAAGACAGTTACCACGAAGTGCTACGAGGTTATCTTTAAGCACAGCACAATCTCCATCTCAAATTTCTAGTACGAGGTTATCTTTAAGCACAGCACAAGTAAGTTCTACAAGTAGTTTAACACGTACTAGGACTGAACAGAAGTTGTCACAAGAGTCTAGGACAGAGCAACGATTGAGGGCGGATACAGTTCAACGAACAGTGTTCAAGACTGTTAGCCTAAATGCACCAAATATCAGGACTAGGTTTAATAATGAAACATTGACTGGTTTTGATTACAAACTAAGACCGATAAGGGATAGTGAAAAACAAAGCTCAACAGTAACATTAAGGACTCCTTCGGGAAAAAGGTATAATATTCGTGGTGTATTTGGAAGCACAACACAAGCTATTAAGGGTGGAGTACGTGCAGGTTTTGGAACTTTCCAGGTCTTAGGGACTGGTTCATTATCAACACCAGAAGGTTTTATAAGAAGTGGTACGATATTTAAAAAGAAAAGGAAAAAGAAATGAGTCATGATAAAATAATTGAACAATATGAAAAGGCAATCTCAGAAGCAAGAATGGAAGCAGAACAAAATAAACTTCGAATGATCCAGACAGATATGTCCCAACATGAACCCGAACAAGGGATGATTAAGGAGCAGTTGGATGTTAATGAAATACTTGAAAATGTACACCATTTATTACAAGGTGACATCTTGAAACGTGATATTAAAGATGGTAGAACAAAATGGTTTCCAGCAGATTCAAACGATTTAAGGGTGTTCACCGAGTATGGAATTTCTACGATAATGAGTGCAGTCCAGTGGTATGTTAATAAGAACACTTTACTTTCAAATTATGATGATCAACAGATAATGTCAAAGATGGAAGATTTTGCAAATACTTTGAACGATTCAATCTTTATGGAGTATGATAAGATTTTCTTATATCCTACACTAGAAGATTGTAAAGATGAGATTGAATCTAGGATTCAGAATAAGATTGATATTAAACAATTTGCACAAAAGTTATCAGGATTAGATTTTGATGAAGCTAAAACAAGACAGTTAGTCATAAAGGAAATGGAGAATAGGATTGATAATGAACTTAGAACTATACGAGAACAAAAGATTAAGAATAAATTAAAGAGGTTTGAAAGTATAATTCGGTATGTCCAGGACACTGTTCACAGTGCTTACCAGAGGGCATGGAAAGGTCAAGAACGTACAACCTTAAGACAACATATCCATATTTCTGAAAATAAAGGAGGTGTACCTGTATTGGGTCAACAACGTAATTCATGGAATCCTTTCGCAAAGTAATATTATTATTCATCATGCTTTTAATGTTTATGACTTTCGTATATTCACAAGATAGTTCGATTGGTATTTATTCCAGACAAGGTGCTGATTATCTTGATTCTGGGATTGTGGTGAACAATCTGAATTATCGTGTAATAGAAATTAATAAAGATTTAACTTTATATCTTACACCTTATGAAGTTAGTGGTAAAACATTAGATAACTCTACAACTGAGTGTAGAGTCGGAATAGTAAATCATCAGGGTAGTAGATTATATCTTGTTCTTCAAGAGAACTTTACTGTCATTGGAGATGATGATATATTCACAGTGACAATTCCTGGGGAGTTCTTAAACGAGACAGGAGATTACCTTGTAAATATTGATTGTCAAGCAGTAAACAAGGGTGGGTATTTTAACTGGATTATTACTGTAACTCATACAGGGGAAGAATTAAACCTCCCGATAACTTTTTCTTATTTCTTCTCATGTTTAATGTTATTCTTATTTTGTTTACCAATACTATATATTACAATCAATCTACCATCGAATGATACTATGAATGAAGATGGAGAGATTATAAGTATAAACCAGTTAAAACATTTAAGACCAATATTATATACTTTGATGTGGTGTTTACATCTAGCAATACTTTTTATCATATCTAATTATACTTTAATGTATCTTAATTATAATCTCTTGGGTAATTTCTTCTTTATGCTTTTCCAAGTAATGTTATGGACTACTATTATCTGTGTGCCGATATATTTCGTTTGGATAATTTATAAGTTATATGTTGACGGAATTAAAAAACAATTACTTGATAGGGGGGTCGGATATAATACACCATGAGTAGTTTAAATAAAAGAAATAAATCATTAAGAGTAGATCCCGATTTTGCGAAGGATCTAGATGAAGTTATGTCATTCAGAGAATATCAAAGGTTAGATAAGAGAAGAGATTTAAGTCCAAGAGAGATTACAAGGATGATGAGGAACACGAGTGCATATAAACAGATGTTATCGGAACTTAAAACAAAGCCCAGGAGGACAGTATGAATAAGAAAGGTAACCCCATGTTGATAATCTTTTTATTTCTTGGTATGTTTTTATTAATGATTCTTGCAGTTTTAATGGTGATTGGGTCATCTGTTGTAAACTGGACACTTGACGAAACAGTGCCAGAGTTAATGAATCTAGGACAAGTGGGAGATGTTAATATGACGGAAGTTGCCAGTGTAACAATACAACCCCTTAATACTTTCTTACAGCAAATGACCTGGATGACTGGATTAGTTTATGTCTTTGGATTAATCTCTTTACTTGGTCTAGCTTTTGTGTACAGGTTTTCGGGTCAAAGATGGTTAATACCTTTCTTCTTTGTTTGTGTTGTCTTAGTGGTTGTTGCTGGGATATTCATAAGTAATATATATGAAGATTTTTATGATGACCCATCCAACGATTTAAGTTTTAGACTTAAAGAACATATCTTATTATCCAACATGATACTATACTCTCCATTAATAATGATGATTATATCATTCATCGCAGGTATTATAATGTTCTCGGGTTCAGGAGGTGATTTTACATGAAAGAAAAACATATAGTCATCGGTTTAATGTTATTACTTTTCTTAACAGTATTAATACCAGTAGTTAGCGCCGAGTGGTATAATCCTTTTTCTTGGGGTGTTGATAGTAGTAATGCCATAAACAAAGTTGGTAAATGGTCTTTGGATTATTCAACGGACAAAAATACTTATGTTCATGTAATGGATAAAAATAAACAAAAAACTACAATATGTTTAATTTATACAAATGTTACAAGTAAGAAAGATTTGCCTGACATTAATCTATATTATGGAGATGATAAGGAAGGAAAGAAGAAGAATAAAGATAAACTAAAAGCTACAACCATCAAAGAAAAAGATAGTCCCTTCTTCCAAGATATGTACGGTTATTGTTATACTGTTAAAGATAAAGAGAAATATGTTAAGTTTAATGACCATTCAACGGTTTTACAATACTTAGAGGATAGTCTAGAGTTGAGGGACGAATACAATAATCTTATAGCAGAAACTTCTTTGATTACTAAGGATTATGTTTACAAGAATAATAAACCACATAAAGATGTGGGCATTGGTTCAGATGTTTTATTACATGAATTTAAGATAAATGGTTATGCTAGTTATGATGATTTAGTTAATAATATACATGCTGTTGATATGCGTACTGGTGAAGTTGTTGAGAGAGATTTAAAGTTGTTTAAAAAGATTCAAGTTGAAGAAACTTTTATGGACTTTGAAGTATCGGAAACGTTAGTTAACGGTACTAACCTTTATACTCAAACGAAGGAAGTCACAAGGTTAAAAGATGATTGGGTTTTATTATCCCCTTTAGATTTAGAGTTTAGTGAATCATTAGACATAGCAATATTTGGTGAAGTTCAACAAGGAGATTATTATGATGTTGTGTTTAATATCGGAGGTGTGGATGTTGGATATTATTTCGCTACAATATCCGGAGATTTTTCTTCTAATCTTGAATATTACTACTCCTTAGATGAAAATAGTGGTTCTACTGCCTATGATCAGTTAGGTAATGAAAATCTAACTAATACTGGTTCAGTCACAGTGGGTAATTCTGGATTACAAAATAAGTCCTACACATGGGATGATGGTTCACTACAATATCTCGCAGGTTCAGTAACACCATTTGAAACTTCTGGGAGTATGACATTAAGTTTATGGTTTAGGTCGAATGATACTAATGGTAATAAAATATTGTATAGTGAAGGATATTCATCAGGTACTAACGTCTTTCAGATAACAATTGATAGTCGTTCAACATCTGGAGATGGGTCTATCGAATTTTTTGGGCGTGATAACTCTGCATCCACTTTTATTAGTCAACAATTCGGTTCTGGATATGATGACGGAGACTGGCATCATATAGTATTCGTTAACTCAGGTAGTACGAGTTATAAGATTTATATTGATGGGACTAGTGTGCTAAACGCATCATATTCGCCAGGTTCAGTATCGAATTATAATAATATAAAATTTGGTGCATCCGCTAAGTCTCCAACAGATGACGCGAGGTTTGATGGTCAAATGGACGAGATAGGATTTTGGTCATCAGTCTTAACTCATGATGATGTGGAGACAATTTATAATGGAGGGTCGGGAATACCTTATGGGGGTGCAGGACCTTCTCCAGTAGATAACCCACCAACTGTCACTTTATCAAGTCCAGCAAATAATACGGTTTATAATAGTAATAGTCAGTTAGTAAACTTTCAGTGTTACTACGAGGACGACCAATCAATCACTAACGGTTCATTATATATTGACGGTTCATTAGACCAAACAGATACAACAATAAGTAACGCCTCAACAGTAACATTTCCAAAGACATTGACTCCTGAAAATTATACATGGTATTGTGATGGATACGATAATTCAAGCCAACGAACAGTTACACAGGCAAGATGGCTAGAAGTGAGAGCAGTACCTAACACTCTAGAAGTAACATCATTACTTCCGATTGATGCTTATAATAGTACTTCAAGTTCTGTTAACTTTACATGTAATGCTAGTGATAATTATGGTGTTGTTAATATTAGTTTAAGTGTTGGTGGTTCGATAGTTGAAACTGTCACTGGTTCTGGTAATACAAACTTATCCTTATCTTCAATAGAAACTGTATCAGATGGGAATAATATTAACTGGTATTGTATCGCATACGATAATATGACTATGGTCACCAGTGATACAAAAAAGTTAAGTGTTGACACTTTTAACCCCTTGCTTGATATAATAATACCATATAGTGCTTATGGTGAACTTGAATCTGGTCAGGAGTTAAATTTAAACTTTACAGTATCAGACAATAATCTTGCGAATTGTACTTATGCTTATAACATTACACCAGAACTTGAAGAGAGTGATGGAAGTTATCTTGGTAACTTCTCAGGGTGGTTCTATGTTGCTGATAAGGACACAGCACAACTTAATTTAAATTTTGTTTACCCAGTTGGAAGCACTTCACAGATAAGGGTATATGATTCTGCTTATAGTACCAGTGGATCTCAACATTCCTTCCAGTCAAATTATGCTAATACTAATGAAAGCCTTAGCTTTTTAGATGATAATGGATGGCATTACATAACAGGGTCTTATAACTGTCTTGGAACTTGCCCAAGATATGAGAAGGTAATAGTCTATGATACAGGTAAGATTACAAATGTTTACAAGGATTATGTTCCAATTGATTGTGAACTTAATACAACTTTCAATTATACCTCTGGTAATAATAAAATTGTAGTTACAGCTAATGATACTTTTGGTAATACTGTAATTGATAAAAAAAGTTGGGCTGTTGTTTACTCTGAAAATTCTAGAACGTTCAACACTAGGGTGATAGAATTGACAGATGAAGATTTTAAACTGAACATCACCCTTGATAATGGTTATAGTGTGACCTCCGCAAAGTTATATTATAATGGTACTGGTCACACTTCAAGTCTTGGGATAAGTGATGATTATGTTGTACTTTCAAATACATTGACAATATCTGATGTGAACGCTGTTGAAAATGTTTCGTTCTTCTGGTCAATAATATTGAATGATACATCTGTGATTAATACAACTTTATCTAATCAAACGATAATATCAATCTTAGTAGATAATTGTTCAACTTACACTTTTCCTTTATACAATCTAACTATGAGGAATGAAGAAAATAAATCTATACTTAATGCAACTGAGTATAAAACATATATAGAGGTTGAAATAGTTTTAAGAGATAGGGTTTATAATGAACTTGTTGCAAATTATTCGGATTCTTTTAGTGAAATTAATCCGGTGACCATCTGTATTAATGAAGATATTGATGGTAATAGTCTAAGGGCTGACAGCATTTTCAAGTATAAAGCTGAAAAAATGACAGAAGAATATTTCCATGTCCAGAATTTTACTTTCGATAGTACCAGTATGTACCAGAATATTTCATTGTATCCAGTTAATGTAAGTAAAGGTCAGGAGTTTAAAATTACTTACCGTGACAGTTCATATAATAAGGTTCCAGAAGCGATAGTTCATATAGTAAGACAATATAATTCTGATGGTACAACAAGGATCGTTGAAGCTCCAAAGATTGGAGCTGATGGTTCAACCATAGCACACCTAGTAATAAACGATGTTGTATATAATATCATCTTCTTACTTGATGGTACAGTACTTGCAACGTTTAATAATGTCATTGCTAAATGTCAGAATCCGTCTTTTGAAACATGCGAGATTGATGTTAATTCATTTGGGTCGAGCATTGAACCTGAGGATTTTGAGAATATTGGAGATTTTAGTTCAACTTTAACTTATAACCGTGACACTAGAAGAGTAAGTTCAACATTCGTTATCCCTTCGGGTATTGCTGACACGATTTCAATGCAAGTTTCATTATATGATGGTCTTGGTAATACTTCTGTTTGTTCAAATACCTTACTTGCGACATCTGGTACACTGTTCTGTGATGTTCCACCTTCTTTTGGTAATAGTACTATAATTGCTAAGCTGTATAAAGGTGTAAGCGAGAAAAGGTCAGGGATTCTTACAATGTCACAAGACCCACGTGACATCTATACTGGTAGTTTAATGTTCATAGCAATACTTGTGTTCTTAACATTCATTTCAATGGGCGTGTCAAGTCAACCATTATATTCCGGAATATTTGCAGTGATAGGATTTATAATGTTAATAATGATGAACATAGTTTATACTCCTGGTTGGATTGGTGTAGGTGCAACTGTCTTATGGTTAATACTTGCAGTGATAATGATAATAGTTAAAGGAGGAAACAGAGGATAATGGGTCAAATTAAGTTTATAACAGGTTTAGTAATGACAGCAGTTTTCTCAATAATATTAGTATCTATGGCCTTACAGTTTAGTTCAGATAACAATACAGTAGTCAGTTTAAATAATGATTCTGATTATAGTACTATGATTTCCACACTTAAATCTAATCTTAGTAGCTTTCAAGATGATTCAGGTACAAGTTTTGATGATTTAAGTAAAACCTCTGCGGAAAGTGGTAATGAGGTTGCAGAAGGTGGGGGGCAGTTCAAGGTAGGGGTTACTGGATCGTTTGGTACTGCGAAAACTATAATGTTAAATTCATATCGTAAGATATTTGGTCAAGATAATACTTACTCTTTTATCTTTAATACAATGTTTGCAGTTTTCATCTGGATCATTGGACTTTATATTTATAAAACATGGTTTGGGAGGAATCCAGATTAAGATGGTAATGTATGATGTCCCAAATATGACAGGTGGTGGTGATGAATTGCTTTATGGTATAGCAACAACAATCCCTTTATTTACTCCAATGTTCTTAATGTTCATTTGGTTTTTTGTAGTAATAACTGGGAGTTCGGCACAAAGTAACAGGGTTGGTTATATTGATTTTCCTTTATGGACAATGATGGGTTCAATGATTACAACCATGATGTCTTTAATCTTGACTCTAAAAGTTGGAATGATTGATGGTACAACTCTTGCGATTGTGGTTTCTATCACATTACTTAACAGTTTATGGTATTTTATGAGTAGAGGGAGAAATTAATCAGTATAATTTTAATATATTGAATAATAATCATTAATTAACTTTAAAAGTCTTCTTAGAATAGCTGTAATGCCCAAATCGGCACTTTTTTAATATATTTTATGTGTAAACGAAGTGATAATTTACTGGCTGAATATCATTTATATTATAAAAATCCTTATTACTTTCTTTAACATAACAAACTCGGCACAAAAAACAATGTTTATATCTGATAATACCATTAGAATTAAATCTTCTGTGACATTCATCGCATCTGATCTTAACACGTGTCATATAATTAATAAAACAAACTTTTATATATATGTTTGTATTTGCTATATTAAATTTGGGGTAGTTCGTCTTTTTTGAGTGGAATTGTTCAGGGATAAAACCCTGGACTTTTTCACTTTAAAATAATTACACAAACTATTTAAAGATTAAATCTTATTTATGTTTATTACTCTTCATAGGGAGAAACGAGTGATGAAATCAAGCGTCTTCCTGGGAAAGAGGTGATGAACAGAATGGAAAAGAACAAGGTGTATAATATTAAGGTCGAAGTTGCTGGAAAGATCTTATTGTATTCTAAATGTTTTATAACGGAGATAACAAATAATTTTATCACGTTTATTGATTCTCACACAAATAAACCTATATCTTATAACATTAACGTTATAGTGTTTTATGAGGAGGTTAAAGATGTCCAGTAGTATCTATAAAATATGGAGAAATCATAAAATTGAAGAATTATTCAAAAAACATGATATTACTTCTAATGATGAAAAGGAAAAAGTACAAGATATATTACATGAATTAAAAGATAAGGAAGTTTTAGAAAAGTCAATAAAATCTTTTACAGATAAAATGGACTTGGCACATAAAATAATATCGTGGAAAGAAAATAATATCCCTGTAATGCCATTATATTATGATAAAGCGTGTATATGGTGGAGGTGGAACTCAGGAAAATTCTTATGGGAAATGATAGATGAGGTGGATTTAATGAACTATGTTACGTGGAGTAGTCCGGCTAATACAATCAACTCAAAAGAAAGGAGTGAAATAATTCAGGCATTTAAACAAGTCGCAAGAGCTAATCAACCCATAGAAGCTAAAACAAGTTGGATTCAGTTCGGAGACGAGGTTGTTGACCTAGAAACTGGAGATAGGTTTACTGCATCATCATGTTATTTTTTAACTAATCCACTACCATTTAAGTTAGGTAAAAGCGAGGACACGCCAAACATTGACAGAATATTTTCTGAATGGGTTGGAGAGGATAATGTTTTATTGTTGAAGGAGATTATTGCATATTGTATGATTCGAGATTATCCAATACATCGTATATTCTGTTTTATTGGTTCTGGCCTGAATGGTAAAAGCAAATATTTAGAATTTCTAAGAAGGTTTATCGGTGGTTATAATGTATGTGCAACAGAACTTGATACTCTACTTAATTCTAGGTTTGAAGTAACAAGATTGCACAAAAAACTTGTTTGCCAAATGGGTGAAACTAATTTCAATGAAATGAATAAAACATCATTACTAAAAAAATTGTCTGGAGACGATTTAATAAACTTTGAGTACAAAAATAAAAATCCTTTTGAGGATAAGAATAGTGCAAAAATTCTTATAGCTACTAATAATTTACCAACAACTACGGATAAAACAAAGGGTTTCTATCGTAGATGGATAATTGTAGATTTTCCAAACGAGTTTTCAGAGAAAAAAGATATACTTTCTGAGATTCCAGAAGCGGAATATAATAATCTTGGAAATCAATTAATTCGTATTTTGATGGACTTACTTAAAAAAAGAGAATTTCATAATGAAGGCTCGATTGATGAACGAATGGCAAAATATGAATCAAAAAGTAACTTTTTGGAGACATTCTTGAAGGATAGTACTATAAGGGATGATGACTCATATATTACTAAATCAGATTTTAGTAAAAAGTTTATTTCATGGTGCAAAGAAAATAGACATCGTGAAATGTCTGAGACAAGTATCGGCATTTCTATGAAAAAATTGGGGATTTCATCATCAAGGAAGTGGTTTGACTGGGTTTTTGATGGAAAAGGTGGTCAATTAAGGGTATGGGAGGGCTTAAAATGGTCTATTTAGTCAACCTAGTCAACCTAGACAAGTTAGTCCACTCAGCTCCCCTATGTGTAATTGACTGGGTAAACCTGTCTAGGTTGTCTACCCTGTCTAGTAAACCGAATAACTCCTACTCACAAGAACTAAATACAGCCTATATGGTATGCACAAAACAAAATAAGATTATTAGAGATCTCTAATCGCCTCTTTTTTGAAACATACATCAGAGGTTGATGATAAACGAAGGCACATCGTTTTGAAACCTTGTTCTTGTGGGATAATCTAAACATGGGTCAAGCTGAAGTATTAAAATATCTTAAAGGGAAGGGATGGACTAGAAGTAAAACTATTGCTGATGATCTAAAAGTCAATCAAAACAATATAACAGAGGCCACAAGGAAGTTGAGAAAACAAAAACTCGTAAAACATAAAGTAACTAATGGGAGGATTTACTGGTATAAGCTATCAAACCGAAAGGTTTAATAGATTGCGATATTGTTGAATGTTGTAAGATTGAAGTTGCAGTTTATGATGACCTTAGTACATTTGAACGATGATTCAACAAAAGTTGACCAGAGAGGCTCTAAACGAGTTTAGAACCTATTGTAAAACTCTGGTGATAGAATCAGATAATAATCTAATTAAATCAAAGGAGGACACAAAAGATGGTAGAAGTTAATTTTTCTGGAAATTTTCTTAGTGCTGAGAACTGTAAAGCTAATGATGTGGGCGTATTTGTTGATGAAGGCACATTAAATGAAAGAAGTAAGAACGGTAAAACATGGAATCAGTTGTCAATCTCTGTTGAAGTTGGCGAGAAAAAGTATAATCACAGTTTCCGTTCATCTGAAGGTAAACGTTTTCAAGAAGCGTATGGTAAAGAAACTAAGAACTGGATAGGTAAAAAGTTTAAGATTACATTTATTCCCTATGTTGATAATGAGAAGAAGATTCAACAGGGTATAGAATTAGTTCCTGAAGTTGATATTGAATCACCAAAAGAAGTTTCATCGGTTCAAACTTAGATAGCACCTTACTTTATTCCATAGTATTCCTGGTTAGTGGGAAAATTTCCAGCCCACTTCATAGTCAATCACGACCATCACAGACGTTAAAGATTGATACAAGGAAAAAATAAACCCCTTTTCTTGGTTCATCGTCTAAGGTGGTTACCTCATAATCAAAATGGCAAGAAGATTAATAATACATCATATAAAATGTGAAGTTTGCAAGAATAAGGTTTTAATCTCAAAGGATGAATGGTATATCCAAGGGGGTAAATTTTATTGCATGAACGAAAAATGTCTAAGAAAGATGAAAAGTACTGCAAATAAACAAAAACAAAAGGTGAAAAGTTTATGAAAAGAGAATATATAAGTATAAGTTGCCCTTTTTGTCATGGAAATAAAAGTGTTAAGGTTGATATAACTGAGGTCTTAGACAAGAAAATCCAAGATGCCCTTATTAAAGTTTATTCATCATTAAAACAAAATGAGGAGTTAGATAAAAATGAACATTAACTATTTATTAAAATATTTTAATTTGAAACTTCAAAGAAGAATAAAGAAAGATAATATTATGGATAATGATAAATTATTTATTGATTTTTATGATAAATGCAAAGATTATACTGCCTTATCCAAAGAGAGATTATTTTCATTATACAAATGCGTAAATTATATTTTAGATAATAATATTAAAGGAGATTTTGTTGAATGTGGGGTTTATAAGGGTGGTGCTGTAATGATGATAGCATACATCTTAAAATATCGCAAGATAGATGATAGAACAATTTGGTTATATGATACATTTAAGGGCATGACGAGGCCTTCCATTAAGGATAAGTATATTCATAATAATGAAGATTTAGAACAGAGATGGTATAAACAACAAAAAAGATCTTATAATGAGTGGGTTTATTCTCCTGTTGAGGAAGTTTATCGTAACATTCTTAAAACTGATTATGATCAGTTTATATTCGTCCAAGGTGATGTATGTGAAACCTTAAAACATGAACATAATCTCCCTAAAAACATTAGTGTATTAAGATTAGATACTGATTTTTATGATTCTACTAAATCAGAACTAAACAAATTGTATCCTAGATTAACAAAAGATGGAATATTAATTATTGACGATTATGGCACGTTTGAGGGTTGTAAAATAGCTGTCGACGAATATTTTAATAATCAATTACCATATTTTACTAGAACAGATGAAACGGAGATTGTGATAAGAAAATGAAACTTCATTTAGGTTGTGGGCGTAATAAATTAAAAGGATATACAAATTGTGATATATCTTCAGAAGTTAATCCTGACAAGTTGGTAAACTTGGAATCTCCATTAGACTTTGAAGATAATAGTGTGGAAGAAATAATTATTGAACATTGCTTAGAACATATTAATAATTTATATCCTCTCCTAAATGAATTTCAAAGGATATGTTGTGATGGAGCTATAATAAAAATAAAAGTGCCTTATTTCTCTAGTGAGAGTGCTTTTAGTACGATGACTCATGTAAGATTCTTTACACTGACAACTTTCGACTTTTTAGATGCAAGAAGTAAAGTTCATTATGATGCCCCAATGGTAGATATGAGAATATTAAAAAAGAGATTGAGATGGAGAAGGATTTTTAGTTTTATGCACATCTTAAACAATTCTCAGAAATTATTAAGGATATACCAAGAAATATTATGTTGGATAATTCCTGCTCGAGAGCTAGAAATATGGCTAGAGGTGAACAAATGATATTTCCACAAGAAATGAAGGTCACTTCCTATGGAAAGCCTGTGGAGTACGTGGAGGATGTCGCATCTCACAATATTAAACGAAATTTCAGTTTCGGCTCCCAAGCGAGGTTCAACTAAAACTATGGCAAGAAAATCATTTGACGCAAACAAAAAAGCAGGAATGGATGAGAATTATAGTATGAAGTTTAATACTCCCAAACAATTAGTTGAAGATTTGTTAAAACTTATTCCATTTGAAAAGGAAGATTTTGTTTTAGATGCTGGAAGTGGGAGGAATAAAGTTTGGTTTAATTGTATTCCAACAACTAATAAAGATGAGTGTGAATTAGATGAAGGTAAGGATTTTTACGATTATAAAAATCAAGTTGATTGGGTTGTTGGAAATCCTCCCTTTCCAGAATTTATTGGCTTCCTTTTCAAATCAGCAGACATTTGCAGAAAAGGTTTTGGCTTTTTAACAAATCACTCAAGGATTAATCAAATAACTCCAAAACGCTTAGATGATTTGAAAGCAAAAGGTTTTCATCTAAGCAAGATACATATTTTTGGAGTTAAAATGTGGTTTGGGAGATATTACTTCCTGCTTTTTACGAAGAAGTCAAATGATTGTATAAGTTTTAGTAGAATAAATTATGGGAATACTATCGCCGAAACTGAAACTCAAGCGAAATCAAAGATTTCGTCGTTTAATATGGGTTTAGAGGTTCAGAAATCAAAGATTTCTTCTCCCAAATTATCTCCTACGGAGATAACTTCTCCAAACCCTAATATTAGGAGAAATTCGGACACACCCCTTAAAAGTATGGAGCAACTAAAATGAGAGAAATAAAATTTAGAGCTTGGAGTAGAGGGGAAATTATTTATGATGAAAGTTGTTATGGGGATGTATTAATGTTAAAAGAATTTGATGACCCAGAAGCAGAGATTATGCAATTCACAGGACTAAAAGATAAAAATGGAAAAGAAATTTATGAGGGAGATATTGTTAAAGTTAATGTTCCTTTTGATGCAGATATAACTTTTGGCTATAATGGTTTAGCGATTATTGAATATATAAATCATAGAGCTTCATTTGAATTGTGCATGGGAGATGAAATTGTTGAAACAAAATGGGAACAGAAACAACTTAAAGTAATAGGAAACATCTACGAGAACCCAGAATTATTGGAGGAACAGAAATGAACTGTGCAACTAAACGGGGTGTGTCCGAACTCAAGTTGAGCAAAGCTCAATCTCCTAATATCAATTTAAAGGATAATTCTAACGAATTATCCCAAATTTCATCTAACGATGAAACTTCTTTAAACAACAATATTATCTGCAATTTCAAAAACCCCCTCGTTAGTAGGGAGCAACTATAACAATGGCTAAAATAAAATGTTACAAATGTGGAAAGAAGATTGGGGAAACTAATTGGTGTTTTGTTTGTGCGGTTTCAAGATTAAATCAAAATAGATTAAAATTAGGTGGAGGGAAAAAATGAAAGGAAGAGGTAAAATAAAATGTGTTTTAGATAGTAGTGCTTTTAGAGAACTTTTATTAAGAATACATCACGGGGAAAACTATGCACATAAAATTGCTTCAAGTATGGGAAAAAAATATAGTTCTCCAATTTTATTTCAACTTAAAAAACTTGAAGCAATGGGTTTATTAAAATCCAAAAAAGAGAAACTTCTTAACAAAACAATATTTCACCCAACTCCTTTAGGAATTACTACAATTTTATTTTGCGGTAGAATTGAAAAAGAAAAAAGAATGTATTTAAGGAGATTAAAAGATTTAGGTTTTAAACAAAACGAGGGGGTTCAACATGACGGGGGTTTTTGAAACTCAAACTCTACGAGTTTGTCCTACGGAGCAGATAATATGCGTTAAAGAGGATTTACTTCGTAAATCCCAAAATTCTCTAACGAGAACTTTCCTTAACGCTAATATTAAATCCAATTTCAGACGGGGCTTACTCGTCGGGAGCAACTAAAAATGAAGCATAATGATATTGTTTTGAAAATAAATAAAGAAAGGTTGGCATTACTTTTATGCCATAAATTTGGCGATATGGGTTGTTGGAGTCCTTTTCATTGGGTTGTTCAGAAGAAAATTGATGATTGGAAACAAGAAGAAACTGCCCATCTATTACAAACTTTAAGGGAAGAAACTTTTGACAATCTAAAGGATATAAAAGAGAAGTTTGTAGAAGCAAGTAAATCTATTTTAGAATTGTCAAAAGAAAAAAGTTTGCAGATTGAAAAAACATTTGAGTTTCCAATAATAAAAGGAGATGGGCAGTATAAATGCACAAAAGGATTTATTGATTTAATTGTGCATTGTCGTCCAATCAGAATACATCAATTTTCAACATACCAAAAAGACAACCCAATAGAATTTGTTATTGAAATTAAAAAGGAAAAGGACTTTGATGATTTTGGAGATATACTTCGCCAAATTAAAGAGTATAGGGAATACTATAATACTTATGGCATAAAAAGATGGACAAGTCAAGTAATGCCAACAAATGAAGAACACAGATATGGAAACTCTGGAAATGATTTTATTTTCTGTGTTCTTTCAACTAAAATTCCAAACAATATCAAAGAGTTATTTGAGGACGAGGGAATTATGTGCTTAGAGCTTGATAGTCTAAACGCCCCGTCTGAAACTTCGCCTGAAGGCGATTCTGCTACGCAGAAGGATTTAATATGCGTTAAAGAGGAGTTTCAAAAATGAAACTCTCCAAATTCCTTTCAGGAACTTTCCTTAACGCTAATATTAAACTCAATTCGCAAGTCCTCCTCCAAGTGGGGCAATCAGATTAAAATGGCTAATATAATAAAAGAAATCTTTTGGAAAGGAAAAACCGAGATGGGAGTAGTTTGGCTTATGTTTATTTTAGGATTAATCTTTGGGTTTTTCCTAAGGAGTTGTTAAATGATAAAGAAAACTAAAAATCCAAAAAGAGTAAGTATAACAAAATTAATAGTTTTTACTATGTATGCTTTTATTGTAGGAATTATTGGAGTTTCACTTCCAAAAACTATTAATTTTATAGAAGTATTTTTAATCGGAGCAGGAGTTTTTATAGTTATTTTGCTTGTCTTAGGTTTTATTGGTTATAGTTTAATGTATGCTCTAACAACTGGAAGCGAAACTATAACAATAAAAGAGAAATGGGTTAAGTATCATGGAGACGACGCAAAATATCTTGTAAGTTCAATAGATGGACAAGTTTTTCAAATCACAGATACTATAATTAAGTGGAGATGGAATAGTAGTGATTTGTATGCTTCTTTGGATGCAAACCAAACTTGTCAGATAAAAACTCAAGGATGGAGATTTCCATTGTTTTCCGATTATAAAAAT